TCAAACAGGACAGTGCAAGGACAGCACCAGCAAAAACAGGAAGTTAGCAGTCCCGGCAGGACACCGACCAGACGGTAGCGGGACAAAAAAGTATACGTAAAGGAGCCGTGGCTCCTGAGCGATGAAGAAGCCCGCTTTGCGGGCTTTTTTTATGCCTTTCATTACAACCTTGACACTGTAAATGTATGCATTAAATTACTGTATATCCAAACAGTAAGAAGGAGCCTGTAATGTTTGTGGAACTGGTTTACGACAAGCGTAATTTTGAAGGTTTGAAAGGTGCGAACGATATTATTCTCGGTGAGTTGGCGAAGCGGATTCATCGTATCTTTCCTGATGCTGACGTTCGCGTTAAGCCGATGATGTCGTTGCCAGCAATCAATACTGACGCCAGCAAGCACGAGAAGGAGCGGATCAGTGCCGCTGTACAGGAGATGTTTGAAGAAGCTGACATGTGGTTAGCTGGTGACGATTGATCGCCAGGGCAATACGCCGCAGCCCGTTCTTGCATAGGACCTGGCTGCGGCAACTTTTCAGCTTCCAGAGCCCTCAAGCAAATCTACGCCCTCAGTTGCTTCTCTCTGCTTCCGATTCCAGATGCTGTCTTCCGGCATATCAAGACGCACATCGATCCAACTATTTTCAGGCACGTCGATCGGCTCACCTTTCGTTTTCACTATTTCGCCGTCATCACTCAGCATGTACTTTCGCTTGAACAGGCGGATTGTCAGCCCACCACTTTCTGTTTGCTCCGCTTCGACAACGCCAAGCTCGCCCATGCCGCCCGGGTCCATTGGCGGCAGAAGTTGCCAGCCTTCTGATGCCAGTCCAGCTGAACCCGTAAGAACGTACACGCCGACATCAAGGCGGGAAATGTTGATACCTTCAGCCTCAGCATTCGCTGTGCCGCTGCCGCACCATACAAAACCATCCTCAGCTATATCGGCACGCTGGCACACTTCCTGGCTTGTTACGATTCGGGCAACTGGAGATGCGGCTTTTAACGTTCCGTCACTGGCTTTCGTCGTATTCATTGTCGTATAGAACTCTGCCCAGGGAGAAAAGGCATTGGTATTGAAGCCACGGAAGAACATTCTGCCAGGGTGTGTTTGAGTAGCATACGGAAGCGCAAATTGGGTAAACGCCCCCATGTTTGACCTGCCCACATTCAATACATACCAATAATTGGTCGAGACTATTGGGGAGTTGTTTGCAGATGAACTTGGAATAAGTTTGTTATACAGCCCTGCACCATTGATTGTATCCATGCTGGTTGTCGATACTTCAATTTCACTTCCGATCTGGAAAAATTTATACTTTTCTCCGACAGGCGTCCCCATATCCGTACCAACCACCATGACATTACCCTGGGCGGTGCCTGTGTCTTTGACCGCGCTACTTCCCAAACCGAGGTTTGTGCGAGCGACTTCCTTCGTTGTAGCGCCGGTACCGCCCTGGACTATTGCTACCGCCCCGCCATCAAGATCAGCCTTGTTATTCATGTCGTCAGTCAGCTTTTTAAAACTGCTGATCGTTACCGACGTGCCATCCGGAGCAGTAATATTAATACTGCCGGTACCGGTCATAATTTGCTGCCAGCCATCCATCTGAGTCTGGTAGTAGCTCAGTTGCGCAGCCAGACGTCGGGCAAAATCCGGCACGCTGTCGCTGTAAAAGCTCATGATCGCGTAAGCCTGCCCCGCTGAGACAGTCCCCGCATCGCTTGTCAGCGTTAAAGTAGTTGCACTGTCCACGCGCAGAATTTCGTACATTTTGACAGTACCGGCCGCCGGAATTAACAATGCCTGACCCGGGCCTATCCCTTGCTTGTTGTCTGTCCAGTTAGTCCCCGTTCCGGTGACTGTCGCGCCTGAAATAGCGATTGTGCCTGTTTTGTACCAGCCCATAGTTTCACCTGTTAAAAATAATCTGAGCCCCAGATAACCGGGATTGTTTTGCCTTTGAGGGGGATGACTTCGAGATCGGGCAATATGTTATCGCCTACGTGGACCAGCCTTGCGCCGGGCCCATAGCCAACGTGCGTACTATTCAGCGCCGGATTCACTCGCCAGATATCTGATTGCCGGGTCGTTTTAGAGCCCATTCCTGAGAGGGGGATCATTGGAATGTTTCCTGGTGAGCTAAAATTGCTCCAGTTACCGACCGCTGACGGGAGAGGGATTTGCTGACGGATGATCAGCGGCAATTCACTGGACGTAAAACTCACTTGTCCATCCGCCCCATAAATCATCAGGCCCCAGTCAGGTACGGTCGGCGTTTTGATGTCGAAGACACAGATTTTCAGCGTAACGCTGAAGCCACCCTGAGTTCCCCAGTCAGCACCCGCTGGCTTATACCCCTTGATTTGCTTCGAAGCCTGGTCAAATATGAGCCCCACCGAATCATCGCTGCAGTTGCAAAACACCATCGCATTTGCAGAGCAATTGAGCTGGTATGTTCCCGTAAACGTAATCGTGTAGGCTCCTGTCATAAACAGGCTGGCGGATGAATTAACGACAGCAGGAAAAGCCCCGCCCTCATCAACATAAAGCCCCCATCCGTCCGCAGTAACCGGCTGCTGATAGACTGCAAATACCCAGTAACCAGATGGCCGTCGCTCTGGTGGAGCCCCCCATGCCCCTGCCCCAAATGAAGGTACCGAAATCGTCACCTTCCTGTCGTTAACGGTGATATTTATGGGAACGGTGTTATAGGTAAGATAAGTAGGGGAATCCAGAACCAGCGCGGCAATATCAGTCCAGACCATAAGCTGTACACCGGCGGGAACCTGGGAGGAAAAATCGAACGTAGTCGATCCGCTACTGCCCAGGTCCACCTCGCTGTCAGTTATTTTCCGAATAAACTGCAACGGTGCCGCATCAGAAACGTTCAGCGCCTTCCCGGACGGCGAGAATACCTGTAAACCAAAATCACTCATTTCAGATACCCCAACTTAATCTTCACGTTCCCTGCCCCGTCGTACACGACAATCAGGTTATTGGTAATGCGCAGGCGCCCGCTGCCGCTGATCGCGCCGTTCATCTCAAACGAGCCATCAGCGCCCATGCGCGTACCGGTCTGTCCGGCGACATAGTTAGCTGAGTACCAGCTGCCAATTTTCGCCAGAGTGATAGAGGCGTAATCAATCAGGGCCTCATTGAGGAACACCTGGCCGTTTTTAATAGCCATAGCCAGCTTCATGGAGCCGTTCCCGGGGTTATAGAACCCCATGGTATTAGCGCTGACGAGGAAATAGCTCTGAACGGCGCCGCCGTTACCCTCAACTCCTAACTGCATGCCAGCGACGTAACTCTGACCGTTGCTGTCCACCTGCACTTTTGCGCCCCACTGCGCAGACAACTTTCCGCTCAGGTCGGCGTAAGCACTGGATACCTGCTGTACTGCGGCGCTGTTCTGGTCGGCCTGAACCGTCAGTTGCTCAAACGCCTCCGCATAGGCGTGATCGTTTTCGATTATCGTCGTGTCAATTCGCAGGATTTCAGAAACAAATTTCCCGTCCTGCTTCCGGCGGCGCTGCACGTCCGCATCGTTGGCTATGGCATTTTCGATAATTGCGTCGGTGTTGATGTCGATCTGATTATTCAGGTTCTTGAATGTTTCCGACCCTTCAATCTCATTTGCAATCTGGTCCAGCAAATCGCCGGTGTCGGTCGTGCAGACCGCGGCAACCTCAACAAAAGACGATGTGCCGAACGCGTTGATTGTCCGGACATACCAGTAGTAGGTATGGTCAATCTGCAGTTCGTTACTGGTCCAGGTGGTCCCCATACCGGCCCGGGTGGCGGATGCCTCTACCGTTGCTGTACCGGTGTCCGGCAGCGGTGTTTCACCGGATGTCCAGAAATCCCACTGCGTCGAAACGCTGGTTATTTCGGCCATCCGCGGCTTCAGTGTGATGGCAAAATACCCCTGCTCAACATCAACAGTCGACGGGGGCGGCGGTGCCTCAATACTGAACTCCAGATAACCCTCGGGTGACTGCGCCCCCATCAGGTTAACGGCGATAACGTGGGCGGTGTATGTATCGCGCAGGAGCCCTGTCAGCCTGACAAAAGAGCCCGGCACCTGCACGGACATCACCATCTCACCATCACGGCGGATCAACACCTTGTTGTAGGCATACTGCCCAATGTTCTGCCAGGACAGTACGCCCTGAACAACCTGACCGATTTCTTCAACGGTGTACTGCAGGTTCTGCGGCTGGGCCACGCCGCCCGGCGGGAGATCGGTGAACGGTGGCCGGTCAATAGGCTTGCCGATTGCATCCCCCCACACATCGGCGGTTTCCTGTTTTAGTGTCAGTTGAACGCCATTCTGTATGCCAAATTTCCAGTCCGTGACGCACATTTCTACGCCGGTTATCCCGATTGTAGGGAGGTTAACGGTGACATACATTCCCGGACGATAGCGGTACCCGCTCAGATTCAGCACCACGTTCATTGTTCTGGAAATGCGGGTGCGGTTCAGTTTTATGGAGGCCAGACGCTGGGCCTGAAATTCAGAGGTCACAAAGCGAAGCTTCATATCCTGAGAAATTTCAACCCCGTCCTCGGTCACCCATTCCGCAACGGAGACTGACGGGAAATCGACCTCAGTAAAATTTTGCAGGGGATCGACAAACGTTCCCTTGATAGTGTTGACGCGCTCGGACTGGGCAACCTCCGGCATGATTTCGATATCACCGGCGATCTGGCTTTCGGTGATTTCCATCGTAGCCGGACCATAATAAGCACCGACCAGAATCCCATGCTTCCCGGCGATATAAGTGGGCTGACCCGCGCAGGCCGCCAGCATTGCGTCCAGAATGCTGGCTTTATTCTCACTGAGATCAAATTCTCCGTTGAGGGTATAGCGTCTGTCTGTGCTGCCGTCGCCGTTGGTCACGACTTCATCACAGATGTTTGCGGCTTCCTGAAACTGATCCCAGTTAATATCGGAATCCGGAACTTTCAGGTACACGCGGTAATAATCCAGCACGCACAGCGCGAGGTTGTTGCTGTAAGCCGTCTGGCCGGTGCGCGGGTCGTAGACTGCGCGGCCGTACTTCTCGACCTTGACCCCAGGAATTCCGGATGGAAACTTTTCCGCATTGAACTTCAGGGACAGCCTCAGCCAGGTCAGTCCCCGGCCTATCATGTCGGGTTTCCATGACGGCGCATTAGCCAGCATGAACGGATCAGCAGTCTGCCGGTCAGTGTGCACCTCATATGTGGCATTCTCGCCGTAGGTGCCGATCTCCTCATCGGAGAGGTACACCGCACCCGTATTCGACAGCGGATGCCCTGCCAGGGTGATCGCCATATGCAGCCATTCGCCGTCAGTCTGATCGCCCGCCTGCTCCTCGGCAAAAAACAACGTACCTGCGGAGATGGTGCGGCCATAGCAAACCGTTTTGGCGCTGGCCGCCGCACGCAGCACTTGCTTGCGTTCAGACGTATCGCGGTATGCTCCCAGCGACGGCTTTTTGGTGAGCATCTGTGTGGCGACCTGAGCGGCGATAGTGATCGCCATCGCAACGGTATAGGCCTGATATGATGCTGCAGCACCGGCGGCCACGGTGGCAACAATCGGGATAGCAGCAGGCATTAGCGAACCCTCCATACGCTGAGCGGCTTAATTCTCAGGCATACCAGTCCGGTATTACCCGGCACCCAGACCGCGCCGCCGTAAATGACACCCGCGCAGCGGGAGCCCGCATTCTCCACAACAGCAATATCTCCGCGCTGCGCCAGCTTGACCGGAACCTCAGTGAGATATTTCGCCAGCACCTTTTCCAGCGAGCCACCGCCACGCAGAAGCGCCTTTTTCGCGCCTGCGGCAGAATGGTAAGTACCCCGCCAGCTATCAGCAAAGTTTTCCCCGGTCATGGCCTGCGCACAGTCAGCAGCGAACAGGCAGCAGTCATGCTCGCCCCATAAAAAAGGCCGCTTTTCAGCGGCCCTTATCACGGCGATTAATCTGTTATGCCAGTCTGGGTGTTTCATGGTGTTCCTTACGAATAGGTAAAGCCGGGTGCGTCTTTTTTGCTGCCCCAGAAAATAGACCGTTCGGACATCTGCGCAACGTATCGGAATATCCGATCGTCCTGGTACGCCGCGCGCTGCGACTCATCGGTAAAACGATCCGGAAATGGCCTCTGCCAGTCCTCAAAGATATTGCTGACGGTGTACTGAATGGCGTTGGTATCCCCGATCGTCGCGCCGGTACTGGTCACCTTGCCCTTAAAGATAAGGTCAGCAACCAGCGCCACGCCGTTATCATCGAGCGCCACCAGATAAATTTCAGCCTGCCGCCCCACACAACGCTCGTTCAGCGTGGTGGCAAACAGCGACATGTCCAGCCCGGAAAGGGTAAGTTTCAGCTGCGTCGGGCTGGTTGTATTGGTTTCACTGGCATCATCAACGGAACCGAGGCGGCCCATTCCGTAATAAACGTAACCGCCAAGCACCAGCGTGCCAGTGCCCGAATGAACGTACACGGTGCCGGACTCAAACTGGATATTTGCGGCGATGACCGCCGTCACCCTGTCGCGCGAAAGAATGTCGACCATCTGATCGGAAAAAGGGGAATACAGCATTAAAACGCCTCCTCAAACTCCAGGGTGTAACTGGTGAAAACGCCGGGAACACGGTTTCCTGTTCCCTGCTGGTTATCCTTCAGTTTGAAAATGCCGTAGGGCTTCGCCACCTCAATTTTCGCATTGGCCGCTGGCGAACTACGCAGGATCGGGGCTATTGGGATAATGGCTGTTCCGTTTGGGGCGGCGGTGACATCCGCGGTAACCATCTTCAGCTCGTCATTCACCGTAAGATAATCCCCCGTATGAAGCACCAGTGCTCCGGGCGTCCACCCCTTGCTGTGTAATTCAGCCCCGGTTTGGTTGGCATCGGAAACCACGGGATTACCCGCTGGTGCTCTGCCCGCCCTTCCCCAGTCACGAATCTTAACCCTGCCGTATTCACCATCGAGTTCCGCCACCAGCGCATCAATTCGGCGGGATTTTTCATCGGAAAGGTTGCTGAAGGTCAGGGAGCAGAGCCAACGAGTGCCGGGGAATCTGACAGTTTGCGACGCGCCGTTAAAAGGCGACCGAAAGGTTTTGGTATTACTTTCCGGCCGCCACGTAAGCGACGCCGGGCATACATCAGCAGGCCATTCAAGCGCAGCCATAATTACTCCTCAGTTAAACACCCAACATTCTCCGCCCCTGACCGTTGGTCTGGAAATCACTCAGCATGTCCTGACGGGCCTTTTTGGCACCATCCGCAGCTCCCTGTCGCGCCGCCTCCTGCATTGCCTGTTTAAGTGCTGCATCACCGTTCCCGGAAATATTGAAATGTTGGGTAATATTGATATCCCCATTTCCTCCTGATGGCGCTGTGGTGCCCACCATCCGCACGCCAAGCGTTCCGTTAGGTGTACGTGTTAAGGGCATAACCGCTTCTGGTCCTGCTTCACCCATCAAACCATCGCCTTTGGCAAACTTAAACATCGTCGGGCTGGAGACTATCGAATTGCTGAAATGGCTAAGATTTGGGGAATCGAATATTCCACCCTTAGCAAACTTAACGCCTGCAGCAGAACCGGTATAAGCACCTGAGGGTGTACTCCCTCCTGAACCGGTCGCGCCAGCGCCCATCAGGCTGCCAATAGAGCCAAATAGCCCACCCCCACCGGCTGATTTCAGCGAGTCCACCAGCATGGCGTTGAGAATAATTTTTTGCATGGAAGCAAGTACTGATTTTGACCAGTCTTCCCAGTCAACCTTATTCCTCGCCAGCTCATCGGAGATATTGCTTACCAGGCCTGTCATGGAGTTATTTACCAAATCAGCTGACTGGGATGCATAATCGGAAGCGGTATCAAACCAGTTGTTGAACCCTCTCGACAGCCCGGAAATCCAGTCGGCACCAGAAGCCGCCATGGCTTTGTACTTTTCATTCAGCGCATCCAGTGCAGCTGCACGCTGGGCCATAGCCTCAGTACCACCGTCAGTTTTTGAGAAAACGCGATTAATCTGCTGCTCTTCTTCAAAACGCTGACGTTGCCGATCACTCATCCCCGCCGTTTGCGTTGTCAGGGTCGCATCATCACGAAACTTTCTGGCCGCTTCAGTCAGATCCTTGAGAGCATCAGCCTGCTCGCGCTGCTTACGAACATTTTCATCAGCTCGTTGCGTCCATTTTGCCAGTTCAGCAGATGAAGCCTGAATCGACTTACGCTGCTCGTCCGTCCATTTTGTGCCAGCCTGATGGGACGCCGCATACAGATCTGCGGCCTTCTCCCCTTCGGATGCACGGACTTTTTGAACATCGATGGCCACACTGAGATCGGCAATTTTGCGGGAATACTGCTCGGCTGTGCTGGCCGCTTCACGTTCGGCCTTACTTTGTTCCTTAGAGGCGGCGGTGGAGGTTTTTTTTGCGTCAGCTGCTGCTGCATCCTTTTTGGCCGCCTGGTCCTTGTTGTAGATGTACTGGGTGTAAAGCGCCCCGGTCAGCTTCAGGTCTTCAGCTTCGTAAACATGCTGCTGATGGAGTTTCTCTAAACCGCTGAGGCTGGCCAGTTCATTATCGCGGCGTGAACGCTCCAGAGCGGTTTGCTGCTGAGGCGTAGCATTCGAAACTGGAACAACTGGACTTACAAACTTTGGTTCAGCTGTAGGAACAACTGCCATAGTTTGATTGAGAAGTTTATATGCGCCATTCAGTATGGAAATCGCGCCAGCTTGCTGTATAGCTCTTTGAGTAGCGAGATCGCTCGCATCATTTACAAGTTTTTGAGTAGCGACGACTCTTGCAGCAACCTTTTCTCTTTCAAACTCAAGCTGTGATAACCGATCTGTTAGAGCAATGTTTTTCTCGGTTATATCAGCCTGATCCATGAAAGTGTTCAGGTAGGTTAACTTGGGAGATTTGTTATATTTCTCCTGAATCATTGCCAGTCCAGCTTGACTATCCTTCACTTTCGCTATTTGCGAATCGAGATCGGCCAGGTCCTGCTTTTGAGCCTGTAACGATGTACGGGCATCAGCTGCAGTGGAACGCAGCCCAAGCACCGACATCTGCTGCAACTTACCGTTTATCTCATCCAGATTATTGGCAAATCCAACCGCTTCTTTATGTACCTGCTGGGTATGCTGATACAGGCCGTACATTGCGGCACCAGCGCCGATAATAACGCCGGGCCATCCACCGAGAATACCCAACACACCGCTACCAAGACGGGACATCACCGAGGCCGTATTGGTAAGGTTATTTACAGCTGAAGCCCTTCCGGCAAGAGCATTATTCAGCGATGCCTGGGCGGCAGCCAAGTTGCGTTCGGCAACAATCTGCGCCTCGATACTGGTTGCTGCTGCACGGGCCTGCTGCGCCCTGTAAAGTGCTTGCCGACCAGCAGCAACACTTACCTGTGCACCACGAACCTGCGCCTGCGCCAGCTCAATCTCTGCGGCCGTGTTGGACAACACTGCGCGGGTAGATTGCGCAACACTGCCAACCATATTGCCAAAATAACGGGCCAGGCCGACGCCAACCAGCAGTCCAGCCGCATTGGCAACATCATCGATGTTATTTGCCAGGCCATCCAGCACGCCGGAAAGTGTGGAGGATGCGCCGACGGCATCGTCCGCACCGCCGACCCAGGCGAGAAAGGCGTTCTGAACTTTCTGTGCTGAACCGCTGACTGAAGCGGGTAGTTGTTCAAATTCTTTGCGCAGGACCTCAACGTTGGTCAGCAGCGGGACAATTTTGTTAGTCGTCAACTCACCGTTGTTGGCCATATTACGCAGTCCACCAACTGTGGTACCCAACCCATCAGCCAACAGTTTCGCCAGGCGGCCGCCGTTCTCCATAATGGCGTTGAATTCTTCACCTCGCAAAACGCCAGAGCCAAGCGCCTGGCTAAGCTGGGTGATAACAGAACTCGTCTCTTCGGTACTGGCGCCAGACAACTTCAGTGAGGTTGCAACGGTTTCGGTAACTTTTGCAACGTCTGCAGAAGCGTAGCCTGCATCACGCAGGGACTGGGCAATTCGGCTATAAAGGTTGCTGTTTGCCTCGAGGGATGTTCCGGTGCGCTGGCTGATCTCCATCAGCACATGCTGGGATTGCACGTAATCCTCGCTGGAAGAGGACGCCAGGCGAAGACGTCCATTCAGTTGGTTCCACGTGTCGGCGAACGCGATCAGCTGATGTGTGGCAAATGCTCCAGCCCATGCCCCGGCAAGTCCGGCAGCAGAAGAACGTACTGTTGCGAGCTGAGAATTCAGTTCTGCCAATGAACGCTGGGTCTCACGCTGGGCAGCCGCCGCTTTTTTCCCGCCCTGTTCCATAGTGCGGTAGTAATCTGTTCCCATACGAGACGCACGGGCGATCTCGGTCTGGAAAGAAGAGGAATTGGCAGAAATTTTTATGATCAATTCACGGAGCGTTGCCATATTTCACCCATAAAAAAACCTCGCAACAGCGAGGTTTATCTTTATTAAACTTATCTATGACAGACCAGCATTTTTTCTAGCTTCTTCAAGATATTCTTCTTCGGTTTTCACCGAATGACTGCCTTCTGAAGAAGATGTGAGATCACTGCTACAGTGTTTACATTTCACTGCCTCATTCTTGATTAGCTCTGCGCAAAACGGGCATTTTTTCATGCCGTCATCCAGCATGGTTTTTTCTTCAAAGTGCGGATCTTTCTTTATAAGAATTGAATGCACCAGCGCAATAATAAATAACAATGCTCCGTATACCCACCAAGCAAAAAATGACCGCCCTTTACTTTGTGCTATTAACGCAGGGATGACACCAATTACTATAGCTACCAGCAAAAATTCCATGACTGCCCCCAAATTTAAAGTATCAAGGGCAATCCTAATAATTGGAACGAATAATGTCACTATTTAATAACGCATTATAAAGCAGACATCCATTCCTCCAGCTCGCTGATCTCCCTGTCTTCTTCCTGCTCACCCCATTTCAGCATCACATCGTTAATGGTGAATTTCCCGCCCTGAGAATTCAGCATCGCAACTGAAACCTGTGCGGCCTGGACGTCGCCACGCCAGTCACCTAACGGGCTGATGCAGTCGTACTCGATCCACATCTTCAGCTCACTGGCAGTGATGGTCTGACGCAGCTCCTGCAAGGTTCGCCCCAGACGGAGCGCGAGTGACATCAGGAAGAAGGTCAGCGGCTGTTTTACGGCTTTCCCGCTTCTTCCTGGCTCATTCCGAGACCAAGAGCCTGAGCCAGCAGGCGCGCGTGAACAGGTCCATAAATCTTAGATACCTGCTCCTGATCTTCATCGCTGAATACACGCTCACCGTTTTCATCCAGGAGAACGTCAATAAACAGAACTACGTCAGCCTCTTTGTTGCGCAGGAACTTCTGCGCCTCTGTGAGCTGCGGAGCCTCTTCGCCATCGGCTAGCTGCGGGTTAACGATTTCCCGGAATTTCACCCACGCATCGCCGGACGGTTCACGCAGGGTTACCTTTACGTCATCCCATTCAGGGACGGTAATGCCGGCTTTGGTGCGATAGGCTTTCGATGCAGTAAGCGCCACGTTGCGTAGTGAATTCTGTGATGTTTTTTGCGCCATTTCATTTTTCTCTTGTTACATGGTCGGAGGGATAAAAAAAGCGGCCGAAGCCGCTCAGGAACCAGACGCGTAGATGCGTTTAGGTTTGCCGCGTACACGCAGAGAATAGGTCGCGCCAACAACGGAAGAGGTTGCAGCAGACCATGAACTCTGGCGTACCTCCACCAGCACATAGAAGCCGTTGCCGGACGGGAAGATCACGCGCAGCGCACGCAGTTCGTCATTTTCGTAAGCGGTCTGGAGTGCTTCCTGTGCCGCTTCATCGCCAACCCAGTTACGAGTAATCGACATCTCTGCCGGCGCTGCCAGGCCGTTGGTTTGCTCCTGTTCAGTTTCATGAAGGACGGTTGTGTCTTTGAGGATCCAAAGACAAGCAAGCCATGGGCCAGCGCGGATGCCATCAGGAAAAAGGCCTGGGTGCCAACGCTTCGGAAAGCCGGTATCAGGTATCGCAATCCCTATCAGACCCGGCACACGTTCGCCACACGCTTGATCAGCCGCGGCGTAAACCTTTTCTGGCTGGCGGCGCAAATGGGCCATAAGGGACCGGAGATGCTCTTCCGGCATTATGGTCGCTATCTGAAGGAGTATGACGGCAACACGGAGAGAAAACCAAAACTGGTCAGTGGCAGGAACTGAAAGGAGCCGTAAAGGAGCCGTAGAAATCAAGGCAAGTTATTATCCATTACAAATCAGTTAGTTACAAAATTTCGGACACGGGTTCAACTCCCGCCAGCTCCACCAAATAATGATGTACTGAAGTTCAGTAAAGTCTACTAAGCCCGCATGGAACCAGCCTTGCGGGCTTTTTTACGTCTATTGTAGTCTAGTGAGAATTGCTGAGAACTATCACTTATGGCACCCTGAATGGGACCCACAACGAAGGGTCCTAAAATCGAGGGTCCCAAAATGGCAAAAATCGCTAAGAAGCTCACTGACACTGAAATCAAAAGCACCAAGCCAGCCGCCAAAGAAATCAACTTGTTCGACGGGGATGGTTTGATCCTACGAATCGCCCCCCTCTCGAAAGGAGGGAAGAAGAATTGGTATTTCAGGTATGCAGTGCCGGTGACCAAAAAGCGAACTAAGGTGAGCTTAGGAACATATCCTCACCTTACACTGGCAAGAGCCAGAGCCTTACGAGATGAATACCTTTCCTTGCTTGCCAATGGCATTGATCCTCAAATCCATAACAACGATAAAGCTAATGCCTTAAAGAATGCTACTGAACACACTCTCCAAGCCGTGGCAAGGAAATGGTTAGATGAGAAGGTAAAGACATCAGGTATCTCACAAGACCATGCAGAAGATATCTGGCGAAGCCTGGAGAGAAATATCTTTCCCGGCTTGGGTAATGTTCCTATCAATGAGATCCGACCTAAACTCTTAAAGCAACATCTTGACCCTATTGAGCAACGAGGAGTCCTCGAAACTTTACGGCGAATCATTTCCCGATTAAATGAAATTTTCCGTTATGCAGCAACTGAGGAACTTATCGAATTCAATCCGGCTGACAACCTTGGGCAACGGTTCAGTAAGCCTAAAAAGCAGAATATGCCTGCATTACCCCCTTCCGAGTTACCCCGCTTCCTATTGGTGTTAAACAATGCCTCTGTTCGTTTGGAGACACGATTGCTGATTGAATGGCAGTTACTGACCTGGGTACGTCCTGGTGAAGCTGTTCGCACAAGATGGGCTGATATAGATATCGATAACTCAATGTGGAACATCCCGGCTGAGTTTATGAAAATGAAGAAGCCTCACAAAGTTCCACTAAGCAAAGAAGCTTTGAGAGTCCTGGAGTCAATGAAAGCGATAAGTGGGCATCGTGAATGGGTGTTTCCAAGCATAAAGGCTCCTCTTAACCATATGCATGAACAAACAGCTAATGCGGCCATAATCCGTATGGGCTTCGGAGGTGAGCTTGTAGCCCACGGTATGCGATCCATCGCTAGAACGGCTGCTGAGGAGTCTGGACAGTTTAGGACTGATGTCTTAGAAGCCGCCCTTGCCCACTCGAAGAAAGATGAAATAATTGCCGCATATAATCGCGCGGAGTATCTCGCAGAACGAGTAGTTCTCATGCAGTGGTGGAGTGACTATGTTCAGGCTCAAAAGCTAAAAGCTATTGCCGCCTAAATCGTCCCACCATTTATGTCATAACGGAGGTAAAAAATATGGAAACACTATTTAAGATTTTCGAAAGAATAAGTTCCAGACCACTTTATTTTATATTTTTAGGATTATCGCTATGCGATTTTTTTCAAAATAAATCTGCATTACAAAATCCCACCGCTGAAAATATTGCAACATTACTGGCTGCAATGACAATAGGAGTATTCATAACCTAGGGATTTGAATGGCTAATTTTTAAGTTCAACGCAAATCTGGAACCGTATGATCAAGGCGATATAGCTCCAACAATTGGAACGGCCGCATTAGCAGTATACTTAGTTTATGCTTTGCATTTTCTGGGTAGGAATCCCGAAGCATTAAATTTAAAATTATTAATAAATTCTGGCTTTATATACAGCACAACTTTATTATTATTTTCTTTTGAAAGCATGAAACTTAGGAGGTTAAAACAAAAATAAAAAAACCATCAATATTGGTTAGCAGTTCCCCCTCCCCAAAAAAATAATTAATTAAATAATACAAATTTTAAAAAAGGGAAGGTTTCCCCCTCCCTTAATTTATTATTTACTTAACTCTTTTGAGAGAGATGCCTGAATTCGGACCTGGAGGAACACCTAAGGCACTATCTACACCAGGATTTGAACGCAAATCATTCAAAACTGCCTGAGCGGATAATTGCTTACCAATGATAGCTACCGATTCTGGTCGAGGGTTAGTAGATGCTCTGGCCCGATATACTTCCACAATGCTACCGCCTTCTGAAACAACGGCTGCACATAATCCCCTTGCATAGAGTCTGCTGAATTCTCCTTCAGCTAAGGTTTGGGCTGCTGTTATTGGCACTCGTGCCTGCATCAACTCAGTGCTTTTCGGTTTCCTTTTTGTATAAAATTGTGCAAGCAGTCCTCTGGTTCGGATCTCATTCTCCAACCATGCATCATCGTATTTAACTGCTTCTTCTAACAATGCAGGCCATAAGGATTTACCATATTCTGATAAATAATTACTATAGTAAAAATTGTTATGTTCCTTATCATACTGAATTTCTAATGTCATATGCAGTCTTGTCTTATCATCTAAATCTAAAAAATTCAGGGACATACCTTTCTCCAAATTGATTTATCTGTTTGTTATAAAACAACTACACTTAGCTCAATAAAAATTTTTTTACTATGATCCAAATCACTTTTTTAACCTTTAAGTGAGGCTTTCTCTAATATATTTTCAGCTAAATAAGTAATAGCGATCAAAAAATTGTTGATTGATTTTACAAGAAAACCCTTTAATATGTCCCTGCCACTGAGGCACTCTTTCCTGCTGACAGACTCCCATAGTATGCTTGCTTTGCACATGGGGTGTGAAGGCTATCAGTAGTTTACTGAGAAGAGATGGAGTAAAGGCCATGTTACGTGAAAAAGTAGTGTTGGTTCGCCAATACGACCGCTTCCGCAATGGGCAATGGGAGACAGTGTGTCAACATCTGCGCTCCCTACCCCGCAGCTAATTCAGAGCTGCCTCAGTGGTAACTAAGCTACTTCGTCTATCTCAATACCTAACATCTTATTGAAATGTTGTTCATCCTTAGTCTTCTTAAATATCCCTTCAAACATCTCTAAATATTTATTGGCAGATATTTGCCCTAAGTAACTTATATTAATGGAATCTGAATGTGATCCCCTGTTAATGTAACGATAGAACGTTTTATAATTAATGTCTTTTTCAGAACTAACTAATTTATCAAGTTCTTCGCTAAGTTTTTCCATTTTACAAGAGAATGAGAAATAATATTCAAGGATGTTTCTCATGATGTTCGGCAAAACAACTGAACTAATTTTACCTTGTTTAACATCTTTCAAGATCATCCAAAGCGCTTCATATTCATTCTTTATATCATCACGACCAATTGTTAATACATCGCTATACTGATCTTTAATCACCCTATATAGCTGGTATTTTTTTTCAAAGTGTTCTTTCTTACTTGGAGCAACTTTAATTAGTTCTTGGAAGAAAAATAAATTATGAGTAAGAACAACTAACTTATTATTTTCAATTTTTCTAACTATACGATGATGAATGAGTGAAGATATTTCATATATATAATCATGCGATAAGCTTGAAATAGGATCATCAATGACAATTAATTTTTCTTTATTACTTTCATTATCGTCATCTAACCGTCCATCACATAACTCAAGAAAATACAAAAATGTAATTAATGTTTTCTCACCTTCACTAAGAGTTCTATAAATATTACTGACAACCCCATTATCCCTACATATTTGGAAAAAATTTGTATCTGCATTTTTTTTAATTTTGAAATGCGAGATTCCGAGCGAAGTTAACGTATGATTAATTTTCTCAACAGTTTCATCTATATTGGAAGTTTGTTTTTTTAGATCTATCGATGATGCATTTAACACTTCTATTTCATTTTGGATTTTATCTTTCCTTGAGATAATATCTTCTCTCTCTAAACTTAGCTCTTTAATTTGTTTGTTTTGAGAGTCAATGAGGTCATTACAGATATTTCGTAGAGATTTCCAAACACAGGACTTAAGTTCATCTATACTATTATCATAATTCTCTACCTTTGTGTTTATGGTATTAATCTCATCATTATATTGCTTCATTTTTTCAACAAGAATATTAGCACTCGGATTATCATTTATAACCTCGACATTCAAAGATGGCTTATCTATTTTTTCTTGTATAAATCTTAAGTTAGCCTCAAAGATAAGATTAGCCTGTTCAAGTCCCTCGTTGAACTCATCCTTATCGGTGATATAACTGGACGACATTACAGTAGATTGTATGCCACCAGTAAACTCATCAATCATTTTTTTATAAGAAGATTGCAATTCTTTTAATCTTAAGATCATTTTGTCATAAGCATCATCAAATATTTTTCTCACTTCTTCCCTGAATGAATCATCAATAGTATTTTTTTGACAAAACGGGCATTGGTCATCATCTATATATGATAATCCAGTCCTTATCCAATCTGAATTTCCAAGCCTATCAATGACCATTGACAGATAACTATTTCCTGAAGGTATCAATGATGTAGATAACATACCCACTTGATCATCTGAAAAATATGGAAGTGCTGGAATGATCAATGATTGATAAGATACATTTTTATTTGATTTTAATTTTATATAATCAGAAATTAAATTTGCGGTATCTATTTCTTCCATTTCTACCTGTTGACTAAGACGCTGGAAGAGGCTTGTTTTTTGCAAGTAGCCAGCCATTAAATCTCCTAACCCACCGTCTTTCTTTCTGATATGTGAAGTTTTATCCCATACTTTCGTTTGGTATTCGCTTACAACTTTTTGTATCATCTTATCTTTTTTTTCGAGATCACTATCGATACGGATAATATCTTTTTTTAGTTTAGACAATTCTTTTTCATTAAGAGCTAGAGCCTCCATTACCTCTTTATTTTCTTGACTTAAAGTGAATATTCCAGGTTGTTCTGATTTGTTATAGAATGAATCCTCTACGAACTGGCTATTGTAGACAATATACCTGTATTTATCTGTATCACTAAAAGAGCAACTACCATATGCTTCATCCTCAGGTTTATAAAAATATCCTGATATTGTTGATTTACCCGAACCATTCTGTCCATATACTAAGTTTATTCTTTTCGTTAGATCTATTTCAATATTTTTCTCGTCACTATAACTTTTTACTGACCTTATTTTCAGAACGCTCATAAAATGACCTCTAAGAATTTAGTAAGAATAAAAATTAGTAATTATTATTCCTCTCCCAAAAAACAAAAAAAAATACTATGTTGTTATGTAATTACCGAGGCATGGGATATATCATATATAATATGGGGATGCTGGGACCATGCCATTTTAGAGGAAAACTTTTGGTCTTGTAAAAGCTTGTCTCTCAACATAATATCCTTCAGCAATAATGATCATTGAAATAATTTTCAATAAAACAGATTTATCTCATTGACTAATAATACAACAACTCTTGCGTTTTGGCATCTTTTATGCGATACAAAAGGAAAGGCAGTATTGCGTTTAAAAGGGGATACAGATGCAAGCTTACACTTTAAAAGAACATAAGGACTCAGGAGAGCTTCACCTTTTCGAGGGAAGCATGACTAAAGATTCTTCACCTCGTAAATGTAATTCCTCTTTGAAATCCATATGCAAAAAAATGGATAATACAGAAAGCAAAGGAAACCTTTTCACATGTGCTACTGAGCAGGAAGCGAGGGGAAAAATTGCTGAAATTGGACGAAAAGTTTGTGGGACGTGTGTAAGTCATTTATATGAATCATATTAAAAGGTGCTAAACATGTCTTCTAAAAAAATGAATCCTATTACATTTCTATCTTCAATTGTTGCCTTTTCTTGTATTGCGTACCCTAATATCGCAGCACATAAATATTCTTGGTGGCTTATAGTGCTCGGAGTTTTTCTTTTCACCCTAGTATGTGGAGCACATACCGGGACAATTGTATACGACAACCTAATATCCAGAAAGAAATACAATAACTTTGCTGCAAGATTATCAATCCAACTAGGAATAGCCGTTATTATCTCTTTAATTGGATTTATTATTTTTCACAATCTTTATCAATAGTTTCATTATTTTCCGTTACTTTATAATATACCAAAAATGGCCATATTAAAGACATAATAACACCGACAGAAATAAATATAACTTTCAAGACTTCATCACTAATCATAAATGTTCTCCTATTCATCCTTGTACTTTAATAGCGCATCATATAATTATGTCAATAGTTTCATTTCAATAACCCACAAAAATAATAAAGCAAGGGCTAACTCAGAGAAGCTCCGCTTCTCTGAGTTGCCTTGCTTTTTCTGCTCTATGATTGAAAAAGAAAAATTCTCTGCCTAATCTTCATGCACACACGGAGTAGACCCGGTCAAGTAATACATTGTGAGTACTGCTCTGTTATGAGAGATGAGTAAATATTAGACCTTTTGTCGTTGACTATATACTCATCAGAAATTTGAAGATTAAAATTACTTTAGCTATCAAGGTTCTGAAATGTCGTTGAAAAGCATTTTTACTTACGAAAATTTTTAGACATTATAAGAGCTAAATGCCCCGTTGCCATCGGTTTCACCATAGCGTATATATCCAGTATCAAATATCGTTTTTTCAAAATCTGTTTGATCTATATTAAATCCATGCTGGGCAATGGATCTGATGTCATTCATGTTATTCATTTTAGTAAAGTTAGAATTTATTATAAATTTATTTTCCCCAACCAACTCTATTCCTAATAGGAAGTGTGGGAACAGCGCACCTTTAACAGCAATTTCATTCTGTTCCGGATACAATCCTTTCGGTAAATAAGCGGGAAGTCCCGTCGCATAAATTATTTTTGCATGGTGTTCAATTTCCCATGGACCAATAGCATAATCCTGGAATGGTGCAGGAATAAAGTAATGAAAGATCACCTTTTCCTTCTTTGTGCGCTCAGAAAATTGCAATGCAATGGATTTATCTTTTGATGTTGAGACCAGCATTGTTTCCTTGCGAATACCGGGAGAACCTGCGACATGAAGAAAGTACAAATAATAATCGCGGACATTAACTTTTGTTTTATCGGTATAACAAGTATTACTTTTTCTCAAGAAATCAATATCAGAGCCTGATCTCAGAAAATATTTCCGGAATCTATCATCTGTACATTTTTCGACTCTGGTCGATAGCTTGGGTTCTTTAAGAATATTACAGATTCGAGCATGAATAAACGCGAAGGTTTGCTCTGAATGATCGTTGAGATCGGTAAGATAATTACGCCCCGGTGTAAATACATCGACCGAAAAATGCCTAGCTTTGTCACCGAAGTAAAAAGCACGCTCATAAGTTTCGTTTTCTTTGTTAGTGGGAGTTTTTTTTAACAAGCGTTTTTTTATATTATGCAGTTCTTCTCCTCGATAAAGCAGCAGCACCTCCCCCTGCTCATTAAGGTTACGAAGATGGTATTCTAAATCTATAAATTTCTCTTTTACGCTCTCTGTCACAGGTTTTAATTCGCTATCCACATAATCCATCGCTGATACTCCTGAAAAAAGACTTGCAGTTCTTAGCTGATTTTTCGGCGACTAAAACTATTGATATTCACATACGCTAGAAATTCGATTTATTAGAAGGCTTAAAAGTAAAGGGAGGGCTAGTCTAGGCTCTCCCTAGGTAGTTCTTGATATAAGTAGACACTCCTATCTTATAAGAAAATATCAACTCATAATTATAGCCGGTGGGTTAAAGAACCAAAAAATTAATATAAGTGCAATTGCTCCCCCTGCCTTCACGTATCCATTTATATTTACTTTTAACCACCCAGGTATGCAGGAGCCAACGGCTGCACAAGACAATGCAAAAACTCCCCTTATTATAAAAAATTGCGTAGGACTTGGGTTTTTTATTATCATCGCCATAATCAAAGATATGATCATGAGGAAAATGCCTACCCCAACTGGGAGGTAAACATCCATCTTATTTTTATCTTCAGCCTCTTCCACGTCAAACCCCTTTGTAGGCAATTTTGCGGCTAAAAAATCAGCTCTTAGCTTGTCGCTAACATTTTTCGTACTATACTTTTTTACCATTCTCTGCATGTTTGAACATGCGTGATCAGTTGGTTTGCTGTACGCACCATCAATCAAATCATTATGGAATTCTAAAAACTTTATATGCTTTAAATATGATCCTAGAATCACCTCGCAGGACTCAGCTAAATCTGTAACCCACAAGCCATCATTGTGTTTACCATCAATTTTACTCTGAGAAACAGCTTTCTCTGCTTTGTTAAAGTATTTTGCTCCTTTTCGCATGCATGATATAAGGCTATCTTTATTTTGGTTTTTATTAAAAGCAGAGATTGCATCCATATAATCATCTTTGCTTTTAGATAATAACTCTTCTAAGTCATCCATTTTTAACTTTTCTTCATTGCTGATGTTAAAAGTGCATTAAGATCGCTATTGTCAACACTACTTGTAACCATAACCCTAATTGAACCACAAATACGCATAACAATGCTTTGTAGTTCAGAAGAGCTTACCCTCTCACCTGCCTTTATCTTTCTGTCTATGGCATTGCGAATCATATCTAACTGAGCATCAGTAGGATTCCATGCCTTATCAACGATATTCGCATAATCACGTAAAAACTCTTTGAATTGGCTGTTAGTCATTAAGTTATATCCTCATTAAACTAAAACTGTAGATCAAAGGTCGGTATCAGGATTCTTACAGATTTTTGCGCTATGCAACCGATATAAGATAAGAGCCTTTATCGGGTTCTTTTTTGCAATGAGCACAGAATCTGTCATGATTCACCGCACTATAAGCCAGTATACACAGTCGGTCGCGGAGAACACACCGCCAGAAAGTGTAGTAGTTGCCAAAATTTGGCCTCGGCATGAGAACTTCTAGACTTAAGTAGAACTCCGTCTTTGGCACAAACCCTACGCGGATGGTAGAAGAGAAACATACAAATCATTATTCAATCAGCACGTTTATGTGCAGAATTGCATTGTTCTTTTGTTCCAAGCAGATAGTATCCTCCATAAGGTGGCGGAGAAGTTCCGCCAGTACAATCGTTCATTCCTGACTGGCCATTTCTTCACGGAAGACAATCACCACCATTCGAGTTGGTCGAGGTACCAGCATCGCCCTTACCACCAACATCACCCTGTCCGGCGTAGCTGTAAGCAGAAATGGTCACCGTAGCAAGTAAAACAATGCTCAATAGCTTACTCATAATGATCGACTCCTTATCCTCACAGTTGGATAGTTATTAACCATCTCCTTTACTCATCCATTTTAGAACAGTTCTTTCTGCCTTTGCATTGATAAAAAAAGCCCAACACAAAGTCAACATCTTATTAGCATTATATAATTATTAATAAGGCATAACACTTTTGCGATCTATATCACAATAGTGTTTTAAAATATATTCATAAATACTGATGTTTCGCCCTATGCGAGAAAACAAACAAATTTAACTTAAGGGTTACATAAATGGCTAAAAAAGTTGATATCGTCAAGGTCAAAAATCCTTCTGGATGGACACCAGGCATACACCATGCAGTTGAAGAAGAAAAAACAGAGAAACTTCTTTATGAGTGCGATACACAGCAGCAAGCAATTGCCTGGGCAAAAAATAAAGAATATGAGATAAACATTCATAGAGAAAGAAATAGAAAACCTACAGATAAACATGGTCGATTTAGGGATCAATAAATTTTATTATTTGATATATAGACTACTGGGAAATATCAAGTTTTCCGTAGATTTAATAGCATCATATGGTTTTATTTAGTGATTAGAGGCTTGAATGAGGGAAGGTACTTACAAGACTTCCCTCTATTAAGAGAGCCTATTTCCCAATTCTTTCATCAACCACCTACTATCAATAATTTATTCACTCCTTAGCATTATCCCATTAACAATAAATACCGACATAATATTGACAAAGAATTGAAATAATAATAATTTTATAATTGAACATTCAATTCCAGATATGAAAAGGAGTTCATATGGAAAAACAACTATCGGTGCAACGCATTCCCAAAAACAATATGCCTGTAATAAAGCAATCTTCAAAACTGCCTGACCTAATAACACAAACTCTTAGAACGCATTGTGTCAGTGTCCGTCTTAATAACTCGGAACTTCAATTACTCAACACAAAACGAGGTTCTACATCTAAAGGCGAATGGTTACGTATGGCTTCCTTGCAGAAGCTCCCCATGAATGTACCTCCTGTAAACATCGAAACATGGAAGACTCTGGGTGAGATCAATCAGAAGCTAAACCGTATCGCTCTTCATATCGATAGTAAGAGTAAAGATAGCCAGCTTACTCATACAGAGCTTTTCGCTGTGAAGCGACAATTGGAAGAGCTTCGCCAGCACCTGCTAAATGCTGACATATGGAGCAAACCCTATGAAGGGTATGCGGAAGATCAAGAGGGGTAAGAACTTTGCTGGTGTGGTCCAATATGCATTGAAGCCAGGTTCACATCATAAAAGTGATCCAATCGTCATTGGCGGGAACATGTTAGGTGATTCAGCCTGTGAACTGATCGCAGAATTCGATAGCACCAAGCATCTTCGCCAGGATGTCGCAAAACCAGTTTGGCACAATTCGCTACGATTGCCTGATGGAGAAACATTATCGAATGACCAATGGGTAACCATAGCTGACGACTACATGAAGAGGATAGGGTTCAGTGATACTCATCTCCGTTGCTATGTGCTTCATGACGACGATGGCCAGCATATACACATCATTGCCAGCAGGATCGACATGGCCGGTGGGAAGCTCTACTTGGGTAGGAACGAAAATCTTATAAGCACACGGATCATTAGTGAACTCGAAATCGCTCACGGTCTGACAGTGACCAAGGCAGCACCTTCCATTACACCAAAGCAACAGAAGCGAATAAAAGTTTCCCGTAATGAACAGATGCTTTCAGAACGGACTGGCCTTCCCTCCCCTAAAGAAGCTCTACAACAAATACTTGATAAAAGTTTGACTGATAAACCTGACCTTTTAACTTTGATCAAGAGGCTGGAAGAAGCAGAAGTCGGCTGGACGGCTAACATTGCCTCTACCGGTAAGATGAACGGCTTCTCATTCGAATACCGCGATATAGCTTTCAAGGCTTCACAGTTAGGCAAGGGTTACTCTTGGGCAAATCTTCAAAAGCAACTTAACTACAACCCCGACCACTTAGAATTTCTGCGAAAGGGTATACAGACGAAGGAAGCTCTTCCTGTTCCTGTTCCTGTTCCTGTTCCTGTTCCTGCTCCTGCTCCTGCTCCTGCTCCTGCTCCTGCTCCTGCTCCTGCTCCTGCTCCTGCTCCTGCTCCTGCTCCTGCTCCTGCTCCTGCTCCTGCTCCTGCTCCTGCAACAGTTTTGAAAAACACTGAGAGAAAGGAAAGTATCAGTGAAAAAATTGCTGAACTCGAACTACGACTCAAAGAAGACAGAAGAAACGAAATCGTAGAAAAGATTCTTCAAAAAAACTCAGTACAACAGCAAAAGCATCTCAGGCTTATCGGCTGGATTCCATTTCTCAGAAGGCTCGCAGAGCTTCTCAGAAGCTATGGGAAGTCCATTCTTCACAAAACCCACACACACTTCTCAAAAATTCATGTAATCCAACCTTTAAACAAGGCGAGAAAAATTCGTTTATAGACAGTCAATTACACCCCCCCTCGTAAACGCACTCTATTACAGAGTAATAAATTTGTGTTTAGTCAAGAAAATATTGATCGTTATTACAGATCGATAATGTAATTATGATAGACTAGACCTATCAAGCAACAATCATCGATCGGTACAAGCAATTTTACTAAAGCGAGCCGGTCATCGAGAATCCCTACAAACAGCAT